TATCGAAGTAGCGATACAGACCTAAGAATTGATACGGAAGGTGCCACTGTACAACATATTTTGATACACAACAGCGATGCACTTTTAGCCGAAAAACATGGATTTGTCAGTATTGTCTGGAAGGAAAAATTTCTGTTTTCCCTTATAGGAGAAGCAGATAAAGCAGAGATGATTAAAATGGCTGAAAGTATAAGTAAAAAATAAATGAAAATCTTTCCAAAAAAGTGTAACAGAAAGCCGCCTTTTTTCGTTTATTTGTATGAAGGGATAAATGGAGACCAGCTAATAAAAGTCAAGGGTTTGTTTGATTATTTCTTTTGTTTTTCGAATTCCGAAAATAGGTATTGCAAACTAAGCCATTGAAAAATCCGAACAATGACCTTAATGCCAATTTGGGGAAAGCCCACTTTAGAGAAACGGGACGCTCGGCGCTAGCCAAGCAAACTCTCTTTCAATCTGGGGTAACTCTCTGGGGTAAAAGAGACTTTGCAGTCTTCAAGCGTTTGGGTGTCGTGCACGTGTCAATGGGATGATGGCGAGCATATCCTCGGTCTAACGCCCTCCGGTATCCCTCGCATCACCCTTGACACGATCCGAATGGTTCTGTCGTATCCAACTTAAGCAACTGCCGGTTGAGGTTTTGTTGCCCGCCAAGTCTGATGATCTTCAGGTCTTTTAATCACAAAGGGCTCTTGGTCACGAAGAACGGCAAAGATGTAGTGGAGAAGTTTGTGCATGACGGCTACGAGAGCCACCTTTTTCTTCTTGCTAACGCATTTCGACGTGTAGAACTCCCTAAGAACTGGGTTGATCTCCTTGCCATTCCGAGTAGTTCTAATGGAGGCCATGGCGATGGTAAAAAGAATCCTTCTCCCAATTCGTGTTCCTCGTTTCGAGATCTTGTTTCGGTCCCCGTTGAATTTACCGGACTGATTGACCGAGGGATCAAGACCAAAGAATGCCGTAAAGGCTTTAGGGGATTTGAAAAGACTGAAGTCCCCGATCTCAGCAATCAGCGTAGCGGCCGTCAAAAAGCCAACACCTGGTATTTCGTCAAGAAGCTCAACATTCCGCCGTGCTTTAGCTGGGAATTCTTTGGAATCAATCATTTTATGGATTTGTGCCTCAATGCCATTTAAGCTTGTTTGCATGTGCTCTATCCCATCGATATGAAACTTGATCTTAGTATCAAGCAATGAGAGTTCACTGGGCATAGAAGAAGCAAGCTGAGCACAGTCACGAAGCAGCGCCACCTTTTTAGAGGCCCACTCAGAGCTCTTACGACTGGTTTTAGAGATTAACAGAGTGAGAACGTCTGTGTCAGCTTCACGAAGAGCACTAGGTGAAGGATAGCTCCGAAGAACCGCTAAAGCCGTCTTTCCAAAGGTTCCAGAGAACACGTCAAGGAATCCAGGGAAAAGCAAGTAGAGATCCGTACAAAGCCTGTTCTTCATCTCAGTGAGCATATCTGAAACGGCGTAATACTCCCTCGTCATCATTCGAAGAGCAAGGATTTGTGGTTCAGGCATCATGGAAACCTTAATATCTTGGTATTTAGCAAGCCGAGCGATGGCTTCAGCATCTTTACTATCATTTTTCACTTTTCTTAAGTCGAAATTCTTGGTAGAATGAACACACAAGGGGTTAAGCACAAAACCCTTGAGGTCATTCGATTTCAAGAAGAAGAAGAGTGGTAAATGAAAGATACCCGTAGATTCTACGAAGTAGATGGGCTTTCGATTTAACCGCTCTTCTTCTTTTTTAAGAATATCGAGCAGTTTATGAAAGCCGGCAGGATTGTGATCAATCCTAAACGGTTTACGGATGAGTTCCCCTGTAGGTGCTAGCATAGCAACAATCGAGAATTCGGAGGAAACATCGATTCCGACTACGAAATCGTTAAGAAACTGAGACAAGGGAACACGACCTTTCAAACAGAATGAATCAGAGCATCCACTTAAGAAGAATGTCAAACAACCTTGCATTTGAAACGGGTAGCACTATAGTAGTGACCCAACCAGCTAAACATCGAATCATTCTTGTGGAGTGACACGCTATTTTACGGATAAGCCTCAAAAAGAGGGATCCAGGAGGTACGCACATCTATCTCTCTGACAAAAGTGATTATAGCACGATATTTAGTGGTTGAGATCCAGCGTGTCAACTAATTCATCTGAACATTAAGGAGTAAGTTATTAAGGAACGTTCGGGTCCGTTTCGAGACCTGAACCCTATATTTATCTTACAAGGAGGAAAAATAATGGCTATTAATATCTATGATCCTAGAACAATGATAGAGGCTATTCGTGTCATGCCTCCAGTTCACACCTTTTTAAAGGATACATTCTTCACTAATCCCCTCACCTTCCCGACTGAAAAAGTAGATGTCGATTTTTACAAAGGAAAGCGCAAACTCGCTCCGTTCGTTCATCGAAAAATTGGTGGAAAAACCGTCGAGAATACCGGCTATCAAACAAATACGTTTACCCCAGAACTTGTTGCGCCTGATAAGGTTACGACTGCAGATGATCTCATGAAGCGTATGGCGGGTGAGCAACTATACGGCGGTATGTCACCTGCCCAACGAGCTGCTGAGAAGATCGGCCAGGATCTGGCTGAACTTGATGAAATGATCACCCGCCGAGAAGAATGGATGTGCGCTCAAGCCTTGTTCACAGGAGTGATTCCAGTCAAGGGGGAAGGGTTGGATTACGTTATTGACTTTAACTTCACGAATAAAGAAACACTTTCCGGAACTGATCTATGGTCTGATAAAGTAAACAGCGATCCTATTGTAGATTTAGAAAGATGGTACCTCGAAGTACAGATTAAAGGCATGGTTAACCCTGATAAGTGCATCATGGCAGCTAATTCAGCTACTGCATTCATAAACCATCCCAAAGTTCAAGGGTTGCTAGACCTTCGCCTGGTTAACACTGGAGTAATAGATCCTAAGCAGCTACCTAATGGGGTGACCTATATTGGCCGTATCAACAAAATTGGACTGGATATCTATCAATACAATGAATGGTTCCTGGATGACTGGACAGATTCAGAAAATCCAACTAACGAGCCTATGGTCCCGGCCGGAACCGTAACGCTTTTAAGTTCACGGGCTCGCTATAGCATGGCGTATGGAGCGATTACTTTAATCGACAAAGACTCGGAAAAGTTTTTCACGGTTGAAGGCCCACGCGTCCCTGATAGCTGGATTTCAAAGAAACCAGCGCGTCGGTTCGTACAAATTAATTCAAAGCCTTTGCCGGTACCGCATGAAGTTGATTCTTGGTACGTGGCCAAAGTGCTCTAAGAAGGGATTGATATAGATGGCAGTTATAGCAAATGAACGTATTCGGCACTGCGGCAAGGTTTTTGAAAAAGGAGAAGCAGTAGAAGGCCTTAACAAGAAAGAGGAAGCGAGACTACTAAAACTTGGCTCAGCTTCCAAAGTGCCTATTTTTAATAAGGTTAAAGATAAAGAAGGTGAATAATCATGCCTAAGCTGCATGATTATTTTTCTTCAGACCTTGAGACATTCATTGATCAAAATGAATTTGCCGAAGTCCAAAATATCAACGGTCGAGATCTAGTCATCATTCTAGATAACGACCGCCTCAAGGAACGGTCCCAAAAGGAATATGACGGGATTTCGGTCGGAGAGATACTATTCTTCGTGAAGAAAGCTGACTACGGGAGTCGCCCAGATGAGGGGACTCCCGTAATGTTTGGTACTCGACAGATGTATGTTTTTGATGCCCGAGAGGACTTAGGAATGTATGAGATCATTCTTAAACAGAATCGGGGGGCTTAGTCATGGCCAACAGGGGCTTATTCGTAGATACTAGGCAAATTAACCGGTTAACGATTGAATTAAGGGGATTCGAAAGACAAGTAGGGGTTGCGACTTATCACGCCTTACAGCGTACAATTGACCAAACAATTACTCAGGTCGGGCGAATTGTTCCAAGAACTTATGCGATTAAGGCTAAAGAGGTTAAGGATAGTTTTGCCGGCGGGATTAAACGACCTTCAGCTACAGATCTGACGGCTAGTATAACCTCTAAAGGCCATACATTATCCTTGGCCCATTTTCCTTATACTCCCAAAAAGCCTGGAAGTCGACGGAAAGTAGCAGTCACAATTAAGAAAAGCGGGGGCAAAAAAATAGTTAATACCAACCCATTGCCTTTTGTGGCCAAAACGGGAGCTAGGTCCCCCGACTTAACACAGTTTAATGTATTTCGACGTGAGGGACGTGCACGTTTACCGATTATAGTCCCTCGAACTCTATCCATACCGCAGATGATCACCAATGAAAATGTTGGGGATCAAATCCAATCGTTCGCGTCTGCGAAGTTCAGTGAACGATTGGATCACGAAATAACGAGGGCAATGACTGCGATGAGTGAATCGGTCAGGAGGAGTTAGGTACCAATGTCAACAGTAACAATTTTAGAGGCTGTCCAAGCGTTCCTTCAACAAAAGGTTGCTCCAACAATTCTGCTTCAAAAGCCCAATGATAACAATGTTGAGGACTATTCTTTGGTAAACCCCTCCGTCCATATCGGATGGATACCCCCGAAAGGATATCTTCCAGCGGGCATGGAATCGGCTATACCTTGTCTTATCGTCGGTTTTGATGATGGAACGATGGATGACCAGGATAGTAGCCATAATCTCAGAATATCAGCCGCGGTCTATAGTCCAGGTCTACATGTACCTAATGAATCTGGGGAAGTCACCTATACCCCCGATTTCCAGGGATATCGAGATTTGATGAATCTTATTGACCGAGCAGTATCTAAAATGGGGAAAAACCCGATTATCCAAGGCAAAGGAACGATCAGAAACCCAATTAAATGGGGAGTTTATCAGCATGAACAGCCCTATCCGTATTGGTATGGATGGATTACTCTAACAGTCGAAAAACCGTCTCCTCCATCCACTGAAATTGTTCAAAACTTATTATGAAAGAGGTGATTTGGGTTGTATAAACACGGCGTATATGGAGAGCTTATGCCGACAACAGACAAGGTAACCCCTCGGGGGGGAGTCACATTACCAGTCTATTTTGGAGTAGCTCCGGTTCATCAATTAGCGGATTATTCGGGTGCTGTTAATAAACCAGTTTTAGTTCAAAGCGACAATGAGGCTGTAACAAAAGTCGGTTACAATGATGCAAACTGGGCCGAATTTGATCTTTGCGAGGCAATTTATGCACACTTTAAGAATGAAATTCAACCCATTGGACCCATTGTTTTAGTCAACGTCCTTGATCCGGACACGATGAAAAAGACTGCTCAGTCTGCCAATGTGACACTAGTTAACGGGCAAGGATATATCGATAATGATAAAGTAATTTTAAAGTCTGCTGCCATTGCCGGGAAGGTGGCCGGGGTTGACTTTAGCGCTTCATACTCAACGGACGGCACGAAAGTACTCATCAAAGATCTAAAAGGAACGCTAGTATCACCTGTGACAGTAACGTTTGACGAGGTTGATCTAACCTTAGTGACAAAAACGAAGATCATCGGTGGAACAGATGCAAATGGGGTTCGAACTGGATTAGCAGTTGTGGCGTTAGTCTATCAGATGCTTAATAAGGTTCCGACGATCCTTGATGCACCTAACTGGAGTCATTTACCCGAAGTCGATGCGGCACTTAAAGCAGCTGCTCAAAAAATTAATGGGCATTGGTTTGCCTGGGTAAACAGCAATCTTGATGCAACTGATACTGGTGCAAAGACCATTAATACAGCCCAAACATGGAAGACCACGAATAGCTATATTGGTAATGGAGAAGCTCCTTGCTGGCCTTTAGCCAAAAAGGGCACTAGGAAATTCCATCTATCAACCTTAGCTACGGTATCCATGCAACAGACCGACTATGCCAATGATGGGATACCCTTTGAAACGCCATCGAATAAGGCTATCGATATTACAGGGTTATGTCTGGCCGATGGCACAGATATCTCGTTCGATCAGGTTCAGGCCAATGACCTGAACAATAAAGGGATTCGCACTGCGACATTCTGGGGCGGACGTTGGGTGCTGTGGGGACCACACACAGGAGCATACGAATATGGAAAGGATATAGACGTTCGCGACAAATTTGATTCCAATGTCCGAATGCTCTATTACCTAATTAATGATTTTCAACTCAAGAACGGTTTAACTGTTGATAAGCCAATGACAAGGTCCAGGGTCGAAACCATTCTTAACGATTATCAAGAGCACCTGGATACTCTCATTGGTAGAGGCGCTTTACTTTATGGGACAATACAGTTTACCGAAACAAGTAATCAAACATCCGATATTGTTGAGGGAGACTTTGTCTTCGATTTGGCCACAACGGTTGTCCCTGTCGGAAAGAGTCTGACGGCCAAGGTCCAGTATACAACCAAGGGAATCACGACCTTGTTCGGGGGTGAATTGGCATGAAAATATCCGGAAGTGTAATAGCACATAAGTTATTAGCTGATGGTGTCGAGATTGATGACTATGTATCCTGCGAATTACCGTCAGTGGAATTTGGGTCAACTGAGGTTAAGGGAGCTGGGGTCTTAGGTACCGTAGACATGCCGTCTCCAACTCAAATAAATGCCATGACGTTTAAGATCAGTTCGCGATCTGTCAACAAGAAAACAGCAGCCCTCGCAAAAACAGGTAAACAAAATATTGAGCTGCGCTTCGCCCGGGATGTTGTTCAAGCTGACGGAACCATTATCCCGGCAAGTACGAAAATTTTCATTACTGGAGTTGTGAAAAAATATGAACCCGGGAAGGTTGAGCAAGGCGCAACGATGGACGGAAGCATGGAATTTGAAGTCTTGAGGTATCGGCAGGTCATTGAGGGAGAGGAAACCTTACTCATTGACAAATTTAATTACCAATACGTGGTCAACGGGGTTGATTACATGGCAGCGATCAGAGCGATTCTTGGCTAACAAGGGTCGCTTTTCTTTTAAAAACTCATTGGAGGGGAATTAAATGTCAGAGACTTTGAAATTATCCAAACCGATTAAGATCTTTGGTGCAAACAATGATAGGGAGCTAACGGAATTACCTTATGACTTCGAGAACATGACCGCCAGGGATAAGTTAAACGTAGGTAAGAAGATGAAAAGTGACGGATACCCTATAGTTATGG